TCACAATCGCCAACGATGTTGAAGTCGAAGGTGCAGAACTGAAAGACGGTTTGTTAAAAGTATCGTTGCTTAAGATTATTCCTGAAGGCAGAAAAGCCAAAGAAATAAAAATCAAGTAATAAGAAGGGGGCGAAAGCCCCCTTTTTTATTTAATGTAATATTTACCTTTGATTACAAAAGGTTTAGTTTTATAGGTTCTATCAATCTCAAGCACTCTAAGATTTAAATAGTTTTTTATAATTCGACAAATGACCCCTGAACTAACTTGGGGAAACTTTTCCCTAAGAGCCTTAATCAAATTACGCTTTTTATATTGAGTCTTTTCAATTAATTCAAAAATATAATTTTTAATTTCTGATTTAATCCCATTGGTACTATTACCATAATGTTTTTTGTATAGATGATAAAGAGATTCTGATTTTTCATCAACGAAGTCTGTTTTAGATTCGTTAAGATAACTGCAGCATACATAGGCTCCAACTTTATCTAACCATACATCACCTTGTTCATTTGTTTTCATATCAGCATCCCCGATCCATTACAGATATCACAGTCTTCAGTTGTGGTATCATTAACTTCTATTTGACCTTCACCATTACAATGATCACAAGTATCTACTGCAAACAGATCGCTCGTTATTGGTTTTTCTTTTTTCATTTTTATTCTCCTTTATTTATAGAATGATACTAAAACTTTGTGGCATAATTATGACCTAAATCCAGTCTTTTAATTCTTCACCCATAATCTTGGATGCAATATTTACTTTTTTACGAAGAGCTTTAACGATTCGTTCATCAACCGTATTCTCTGCAAGGATATCAATATAGGTCATCGGTTTCTTTTGACCAATACGATCTATTCTCGCTTCTGATTGCTGACGCTTTTCTAAATCATAACCATTCGAATAGTAAATCATATTAGAAGCTGCAGTTAATGTAATACCATAACCTCCTGTTTGAGGAGTTCCAACAAGAAATCTTACTTTATCATCTTCTTGAAATTTTTTTCTGTTAATGTCTCGCTCGTCTGAAGGAGTAAGACCATAATAAGTTACAACGGATCCTTTACCATAATCTTCATTCTTCTCTATAGCTTTAACAATGGTTTGAACATCGTGTTGGTAATGTGCCCAAATTACAGCCTTACCTTCAATTTCATCCAAAACATCCATTAACTCTGATAAACGATTATTTTTAATATCTTGTATGGATTTATCGTCTGCAGTGAAATGACCACAGGTAATTTGATGTAATCGCATTAATTGCGTTAAAGCAGTAGCGGTGGTTATAATTTTTCCATTCATTTCCGCAAGAGCCATTTGTTTCATTTGATTATAAATCTTTTGTTGTTCTGCAGATAATTGAACGATTCGTTTCATAAAAGTTTTTGGAGGAAGATCCAAACAATCATCTTTTAAAACACGATCAGAAAAAGGTTTAAGTTTCTCGGACAATTCAAGTAGATTTCTATAGCCTACCACAAGCTGCACAGATTTACCTCCAAAGTTAGCCGATCTCATAATAGCATACCGTGAACGGAACGAGTAAAACGAATCATGGCCTAGGAGCCACGGATCAAGGAACTCGCATTGTTTGTATAAATCTAAAGGAGATTTAGTTACAGGAGATCCTGTTAGTATTCTTCGATATTTAGAGTGTTTAGATAAACCAATAATATTTTTTGTTCGTTTAGCAGAAGGAGTTTTAATTGTGGTACTTTCATCAATAGCCATTAAAGTTTCGTGTGAATTTAAAAATTTAAAAGCAAAATCAACACCCTTTTTAGTTGAGAAAGCTTCTACATTCATAATAAGAATATGAAGATCATTACTCACTTCAAAAAGAGTATTAAGTTTTGTTTGTTGTTTTTGATTTATGTTAGCTTGCCACAAAACGGTCTTATTTCGGACATGATCTACAAGATGCATTGGAATTTCTTGAGTGTACCAATTTTTATAAACTCCTTTAGGAGCAATAATTAAAGCTCCATTTATCTTGCCTTTATCATAGAGCATAGAAATATTGTCTATAAGTACCTTTGATTTACCAGTACCCATTTCCATAAAGTAAGCAAAAACTTCTTTATCCCACGATTTTTCCAAAGCAACAAGCTGATGCTTATAGGGTGGTGTCTTAAATTTATAATTCATAATTCTTTCTAATTGACAAATCTTACTAAATAATTTATACAAAGTCAATTAGAAAGCTATGACAACTTTAGATTATAAAGAACTAAAAAAAGATTCTGAAAAAACTGTTTATGTTATTCAGGAAATTCCAGGTACTAAAGAGGGTCGCCCTAAAATTAACATTATGGGAGCTCAAAAATTTGGGAAAATTAAAGTTCTATTAAAAGAAGATTCCCAAATGATTTTTAGCCCTGGTCCAATTATTTTCGAACTTCGAAGATTATTGAAGAATTATACTTCTGAAGATTATTTACTACTTACAGGTGATCCAGCAATTATTGGAGTAGCATGTTCTGTAGTATCTGATATAACTCATGGCAAGTACAATTTATTAAAATGGGATCGACAAGAAAGAATGTATTATCCCATTTCCATTAACTTATACGAGAAAGGAAAAATCGATGAATAAATTAAATGAAATGTTTGAAAAAGATCAAACTCAATCCATTGATAAAACTAAAGATGTGAATAAACTTTCAGATCAAGTTTTAAAATTACAAGGATTAGAAAAAGAAATTAAAGAAGATGAAGAAGCACTTAAGAATAAAAAGAAGAGTGCTGCTATGTTGTCAGAGGAAATTATTCCTACGATGATGACAGAGATGTCTTTATCTTCACTAAAATTAGCAGACGGATCTTCAGTTGAAGTTAAACCCGTCTACGGTGCTTCAATTCCTGTTTCAAGGAAAGAAGAAGCATTTAAATGGCTTCGAGACAACGGCCTAGGTGATCTTATTAAAAATGAGGTTACTGTTTCTTTTGGTCGTAACGAAGACAACAAGGCAGTACAATATGCTGTCCTTGCACAGGGTCAAGGGTATCAACCTGTCCAGAAATTAAAGGTTGAACCTATGACTCTTAAAGCATTGGTCAGAGAGCGTATCGAATCTGGACGAGAGATACCTTCTGACCTATTTAACGTGTACGCAGGAAACCGTACCACAATAAAAAGGAAATAAGAAACATGAAACAAGAAATAGAAACGAAGAAGAGTAATCTTCCTCAAATGAGTGTATTTGAGGATGATGCAGGGAAGGGATTGGGTAAACTAACTCAAGAAGATTTAGCTTTACCTTTTCTTAAAATCTTAGGACAGTTATCTCCTGAGGTTAACAAAAGAGACGGGAAGTACGTTCAAGGTGCAGAACCTGGAATGATATACAATACCGTTTCTGGAGAACTCCATAATGGAGAGAAAGGTATTCAAGTTTTACCATGCTTCTACAAATTAGAATATGTAGAGTGGCAAAACATCGGAGAAGGCTCTGGCGCTCCAGTGAATATCTATCCATCATCAAGTGACATCCTTAGTAAAACAACTAGAGGAGCTGATTTTAAAGATAGATTACCAAACGGTAATTATATTGAAAAAACAGCAAGTCACTTTGTAATCGTATTGGGAGATTCGCCTACAACGGCATTGATCAATATGAAATCAACTCAACTTAAAACAAGTCGAAAATGGAATTCGATGATGGCAGGAGTTAAACTTAAAGGCAAAAATGGTCTTTTTACTCCGTCATCTTTTAGCCATGTTTATCGTTTAAGAACTGTTCAACAGTCAAATGATAAAGGAACATGGTTCGGTTGGGAAGTTAGCAAAGTTGGTCAAGTGGAAGATACTCCACTTTACGAACAAGCAAGAACTTTTGCTGAAAGTATTAGCAAGGGTGCTATTGTGGCTAAACATAATTCAGAAAATAAAACTTCTGAATCAACCCACTTCTAAAATTCTTTTACGGACGTAAAGATACTAGGCGGTAGCGGGAGACTTAAACCGCCTAGGTTTAAGAAAATGAAAAATGATAGACGATTTTATAAAAATATTTAGTGGGTTTGATTTGGACTTTGGCAAAGCCGATATGTCCAACATCGAGGTCGACACAGAAAGAAATAAAGTCAAACCTAGATACGAGTGGGCAGGAAGAAACATCAATACTCAAGATTACCAATTACATTTAAACGGCAAAATATCCATTGGCATACAACCTTGTAGAGTAGATCGAAAAGCATCTTTTGGATGTATAGATATTGATCCAAAGAATTATAGTGAATTTAAAATTGAAACTTATTTAGCTTACTTTCAACAATATGGATTACCTTTAATTCCTTGTTTATCTAAAAGTGGTGGTTTGCATTGTTATATTTTTTTAAAAGAACCTATTCCAGCTGCGGATTTAAGAGAAGCCTTACAATCATTTTTATTACCCTTAAAACTAGACCCAAAAACTGAAGTTTTTCCAAAACAATCTAAACTTGAAAAAATTGGAGAACAATATTCTCCAGGTAATTTTATTAATCTTCCTTATTTTAATCACAAAAAAACTAGTCGTTATGCTGTTGATAAAAATAATCATAAATTAAGTTTAGAACAATTTATTGAACTAGCTAAAAATTCTAGAATAGATGGTAAAGCCTTAGATAACTTGGTTGAAGAATCAAGAAGGAAAATATTACTAGGAGCAGATCCAGAATTTAATGACGGACCCCCTTGTCTAGGTTGTTTATCAAAATCAAAATTAGATGATGGTAGAGATAGATTTTTATATAACTATATGGTCTTCGCTAAAAAGAAATATAAAGAAGAATGGGAAGATAAGGTTATGGAAGCAAATACTAAATATTTTGAACAACCTTTTAGCAATGAAAAATTACAAAAAAAATTAAAAGCATGGAGAAAAGAAACAGCAAGTCATACTTGTCACGAAGATCCAATAGCCCCTGTTTGTCAAAGAACATTATGCGCTAGTAGAACATTTGGTATTAGATCTGATTCAAATGTTGCATTCCCAATGATAAGTGACTTTGAAATTATTTTAGGAAACCCACGTAGATATCATTTTAATATTGAAGCACAGGATGGAAAATTAAAACCTGCTGTGGTTAGAGATAAAAATATATTTTGTAAGCAAGAACAGTTTGCTGCATTATGTTGGGAAGTTGCTGGTTTTTATCCTGAACGTCTTAAATTTAATGACTTTATTGCTAAAATAAATGGAATGAGAGCTTCTGCAACAGAAGTCAAACCTGCAGCAGGAACGTCTGATGTTGAAAAATTATATAATCATTTATATGAATTCTGTGTCAATAGTTCTCAAGCAAAACAGAAAATACAAATTAGAAGTGGATCTTGTTATACAGATAAAGGATTTCATTTTTTCAAATTTCAATCTTTCTATGATTCATTAGGTAATCGTTGGAAATTTTCTGAAGAAGAAACTGCCTATATGATGAAAAAAGAATTTGGAGCAATATTTAATCACTCTTTTAATATTGATGGTAAGACAGAAAAAGTTATTAAAATAAAACAACTACATGTAGATCAAATAGAATATAAGCCTATTAAACGTGAAGGAGATAACTTTTAATGAATTATAAAGTTATCGGTCCACCAGGAACAGGTAAGACACATACCCTTTTAGAAAAGGTAAAAGAATATATTAATAAGGGAACACCTTTAACTCGTATTGGTTATTTTGCATTTACTCGTAAAGCAGCTTATGAAGCAAGAGATAGATTTTTAAAAGAATTTCCTAATCTTGTTAAAAAAGATTTAAAATATTTTCAAACACTTCATTCTTTTTGTTTTAATTATTTAGGATTAAAAGAAGAAGATGTTATTCAAGAAGACCACTATCGTTCTATAGGAGAAACTATCGGAGTAAGAATTAATTACGCAAATTATGAAAAGAACGAATATAATGGAATATTTACTTCTAACAGTGAATATTTAAACATTGTTAATTTAGCTAGTGTAAGAAAAATTAGTGCTTTAGATCAATTAGATCGTAATGAACATTTAGGAAAAATAGAAAGATATAAATTAGATATTATTTCTAAAGAAATTGATTCTTATAAAAAAACTTACCACCTCATTGACTTTACAGATATGATAAAAAAATTTATTGGCTGTGGTCATTGCCCAGAATTTGATGTTATTTTTATTGATGAGGCACAAGATTTATCCCTTATTCAATGGGATATGGTTAAAAAATTACAAGAATATTCTGAAGATATTTATATCGCAGGGGATGATGACCAAGCTATTTTTGGTTGGGCGGGTGCTGATGTAGAATCTTTTATTAATTTTGACGCAAAAGAAATACCTTTAACCCAATCCAATAGGATACCTACAGAGGTACAAGAAATAGCTCTTAAAATAATATCAAAAGTAGATAATCGTATTGATAAAACCTATAAACCCAGAGATGAATTAGGTTCAATTAATTTAGCTTTTTCTATTAATCAATTAGATATGTCCAAAGGAACATGGTTGATCTTGGCTAGGACTAACGAACTTATCCGAGGACTTATTCCTATCCTCAAGAAAAAAGGTGTTTACTTTGAAAGTAAAAATGGTAGAAGCATCAGCGAAAGTCTATACAAAGACATCTTAAATTGGGAAAAATGGAGAAAAGGAGAAAAATTAAACACTATAGAAATTACTAGAATTTTTGAAAGAATGAACAAAGAATTTAAAGAAACACTGGATAAAGAATTTACTTTAGAAGAAGTTGGAATAAAGGAGAAAGGTCCTTGGTATGATGTTTTCACAGCAGTTTCACCTCAAATGTCTGCTTATATTCGTTCAATGCGAATCAATGGTGAGGACTTAAGATTAACCCCTAGAGTTAGAATATCAACAATTCATGGAGCTAAAGGTGGAGAAGCAGAAAATGTAGCTCTATTACAAGATCAAACAGCAAATACATTAAAAGCTTCAAAAAAATCAATTTCCAAACAAGATGAAGAACATCGAGTTTGGTATGTAGGTGTAACAAGAACAAAGCAAAATCTATTTCTAATTAGGGGAAAGGACAGAAGAAAGGAGTATAAAATATGATGTTAATAAAAAAACATTGGTGGAAAACAGTTGTGGTTGTTTGGGCATGCTGCTTTGCTTTCAACCTTTGGTATGTTTTATGAGTGTTTATAAAAAGCAAATTGGTGGATCTCACTATCGTAAAATGAAGATTCAGCCCAGCACCTTTATCAACGAGAACAAGTTGCTGTTTGCTGAAGGAAATGCTATAAAATATATTTGTAGGCATAAAGAAAAAAACGGGAAGGAAGATATATTGAAAGCGATTCATTACTGCGAAATGATTATCGAAAGGGATTATAATGTATAAACCCTTACCCGATTCTGTAACTGTAACTACATCTAAAATCAACGGTCTTGGTCTCTTTGCAAAAGAGAATATTCCACAAGCTACAAATCTAGGAACATCTCATATTAAAGTAGGAGATAAAATAATTCGCACACCTTTGGGAGGTTTTATTAATCATGCAAATGATCCCAACTGTGTAAAAGTAGAACTTCATTCAGACCAAGAATTAAACGCTAAAAGATGGAGTTTAATCACAATCAAAGACATCAACAAAGGAGAGGAAATAACGTTGAAATACACGTTTTATAACATATGAAACAAAGCACTAAAGGAACGATCAACGAAAAAAGAGCAATTATTTATTTTTTAAAAAAAGGATGTGTTGTTTGTAAAAATGTAGAACAACATGGTCCTTATGATATTTCTGTAACTCATCCTAAAGGAGATACAGAATTATTAGATGTTAAAACCTATTTAAAAAGAAAAAGAGATGGATATCCCATTCATCGTAATCTAACTGCTTTACAGAAAAAATTAGGGGTGAAACTTTTCTATATTGATGAAGATATGGAAGGACATTACCATCCTCCTAAAGGAATATTTTTTACAGAACTTAAAAAGGAGAAATGGATAGACGGCTACAAAAAATGGAAGGCAGAACATGATCACTCCAAAATTTGAAGCACAGAAAGAGTGGGTTAAACCCACAGAACTACCTAACTTAAATAGCTATGACGAAATAGCTATCGATTTAGAAACCTGTGATCCTAATTTAAATCATCATATGGGGTCAGGTTCAGTTATCCAAGAAGGCAAAGTTGTAGGTATTTCAGTTGCTACCAATGACTATTGTAGATATTTCCCTTTCGATCACGAGGGTGGGGGTAATATGGAACCTACTAGAGTTTTGCCTTGGTTTAGAGATCTCTTAAAAAATAATGCCGTTAAAATATTTCATAACGCTATGTATGACGTTTGTTGGATTCGTTCGATGGGTATGGAAATCAATGGTTTAATTGTTGATACCATGATCGCCACATCCCTCGTTGATGAAAATAGAATGCGATACGATTTAAATAGTGTCAGTAAAGAATATTTAGGATACGGAAAAGATGAACTTGCACTTCAAACTGCAGCTAAAGAATGGGGTATTAATCCTAAAGCAGATATGTGGAGACTTCCTGCTCTTTATGTAGGTAACTATGCAGAAAAAGATGCACGAGTTACTTATGATCTTTGGCAAAAACTTAAACAAGAAATTATTAACCAAGACGTTGAATCAATTTTTAATTTAGAAACCGATTTATTTCCCTGCCTAGTTGATATGCGTTTTAAGGGAGTTCGTGTACAGGTTGAAAAAGCGAACCAAACGAAGAAACAACTAGCAACAAAAGAGGAACAATTATTGTTTGAAATTAAAAAAGAAACAAATGTAGAACCTCAAATTTGGGCTGCAGCCTCTATTGCTAAAATGTTTGATAAGTTAAAACTACCTTATGACCGAACAGAAAAAACAGGAGCACCTTCTTTTACTAAAAACTTTTTACAAAATCATCAACATCCTTTGGTAAAGAAAATTGCTCAAGCGAGAGAAATCAATAAGGCTCATACCACGTTCATTGACACCATTATAAAACACGAACATCACGGAAGAATACATTCAGAAATTAACCAATTAAGATCCGATAGTGGAGGAACCGTGACAGGAAGATTCAGTTACCAAAATCCAAACCTCCAACAAATTCCTGCACGAAACAAGGATCTCGGACCGTTAATTAGAAGTTTATTTATACCTGAAGAAGGACACAGGTGGGGATGCTTTGATTACTCTCAACAAGAACCAAGGCTCGTTGTGCATTATGCCTCTCTTCAAAATTTACCAGGAGTTTATGATGTTATAGAATCCTATAGAGAAGGAGAAGCAGATTTTCATAAAATTGTTGCAGATATGGCAGAGATTCCACGATCCCAAGCCAAGACTATTAATTTAGGATTATTTTATGGAATGGGTAAAGCTAAACTTCAAGCTGAATTAGGAGTGAGTAAAGATAAAGCAGCCGAATTATTTTCAACTTATCATAATAAAGTTCCTTTTGTTAAACAACTGATGGAGGCAGTATCACGAAGAGCTCAAAATCGTGGTCAAATTAGAACTTTGCTAGGACGATTGTGTCGGTTTCATTTATGGGAACCTGCAGTATTCGGTATTCATAAGCCGTTGACACATGACGCAGCACTCCAGGAACACGGACCAGGAATTAGACGAGCCTACACCTACAAAGCATTAAATAAATTAATTCAAGGATCAGCAGCAGATATGACAAAAAAAGCTATGATAGAATTATATAAAGAGAATATTGTACCCCATATTCAAATACATGATGAGTTGGATATTTCTATAAAAGATGATAAAGAAGCTAAACATGTTGTAGAAATAATGGAATCAGCAGTTGAATTAGAGATACCAAATAAGGTAGACTACGAATCTGGTAAAAACTGGGGTGAAATTAAATAGGAGGAAACATGAATATACTAGATCAGATAGAACACCTATGGACAGACCATAAAAAATTAGTAATTGGTGTTGTAGTTGTTATCGTTATTTTATTAATTATATAATAAGGATTTTATGTTGGATGGCATACTTAAACGTAAATATACCGTTGATCTATTGTCAGATCAGGAGAGAATTTCTCTATGACCTTAAGAAACACCAAGGAGAAGTGGAAGACTGTATGGTTTTTGGTTTGGCATCGATGGCAGGACGGCCTTTACTCTTTCATGCACTTATGGAAAATGGTGGGGTCTATTATCGCCTACCGTTGCATGCATTTATTCAACATGGATTTGAAGTCGAAGACGTTCCTAGGATGCAGCTACATGAGTTGGAGCTTTGGAATTGTTTTAGTTATCATCCTGCTATTACTGTTTACGACGCTTTAACAACATCAGGAAAATATCTCGGCAAAGATAAAAAATGGTATAGAGGATCATACCTTTTTACAGTTGACTGGGCATCTCCAGATAGTAATATAGTTGATACGGATCATTCTGAGATTCCGCAAGAACATAAATGTGCTCACGTAATGGCACTTGAAAATGGTAATTACGCCGCTCAGCCTAACAACAGAATTTTATGGCACATTCCTTCTTACACCGTAAGAAACGAAGTCCCAGACTGGGATGTTAATACCCAAAACTGGAGTGTGGAAGATGGTCGTGACTGGAAAACTGCCGACACTAATAAATTCTTTTATGATATAGAGGAAACTAAGGAGGAAAAATGATTAAGAAAATATGGGGTATCATCTGTTGGCCATGGAATAAATTTGTTAAATGGTTAGCAAGTGGATTACCTAAAGGAAAAGATGGAAAATAAGACTTGTAAAAAATGTGGACATTTATGTCATTGTGTAGAAGCAGATCACGAAGGATGTAAATGTGGTAATTGTGATTGTAATGGGGAACAAGCTGAACAAGCTACCTACGAACATAATCCTAACACAAGTAATTTTAAAACAGGTGAATTAATCATTGATGACACTGGAGAATGTGAGTCATGTCAATAAGATTCCTATGTGTTGTTTTAGCTACATTGCTGTTTTCAGTAAATGCTTTAGCTGGTTCAACACAAACCAATGTTAGTGGTTCCAACACCGCAATCGAGGGTGGATACGAATCAAGTACAACCTATGAATCTGGAAGTAGCTCAAGTTCTACAACCACAAATTCTACAACTTCTAATATAAGAAGTGCACCACCAACAGCAGGAGCACCCTCTTATAATTCAATGACACAAGATGTATGCGCCGTTGGAGCTTCAATGGGAGTTCAAACGTTTGGTTTAGGTGTATCTGGTGGAAAACATTTTATTGACAAAAATTGTGAGCGGCTTAAACTAGCTCGGATTTTAAACGACTTTGGCATGAAAGTTGCAGCAGTTGCAATATTATGCCAAGATGAAAGAGTATTTGAAAGCATGATTCAAGC